TTGTATTTTTAAGGGGCGTCATTTCTATTATAAAAATCAGCCCAATTTAACATTTTGTTTTTAATCTCGTTTTGTAATTATAAATTTCTATAAAACTATTATTTATTTGAATATCTTTTAGTCTCTTTTCCATTTTCTGAAAAGATAAGTCCAAATGGTCCTAAATTATATTCAAGATAATTAGAGCCTACTACAGAATACCCATTAATGGATGAACCGGTAGTCTGAATCTCATCGATCATATTATTTCCTGAAAACCTCCTAAGAAACACCCGTGGATAATAGTTCGTTGTACCCATCCACTCCTCAGTCATAAAGGATATACGGCCAACTTCATTATTGTCCTGATTGAACATCTTTATACTATTGGTTTTAGGAGAGATTTCAATACGCGTACCATTCATTGAGGTTGACAACTCACCGATTATCTGTATATTTCCCTCTTCATCAATCTTAAAAGAACCATTCGGAGAGCGGATGTTCTTGAAAACACCTCCATTCACCTCCACTTTATTACCCTTGAACAAACCCGTGGCAAAATCCAAAAGCAGATTAGGTACAAAATTCCCCGTATTAAATTCCTCATAATTCGATGTCGGATTACCATCAGCGCCAACCCCCTGTTGCGAAAACATGTAATCTCCTGAAAAGATGGCACTCGCCAATTTAGCGAAGTTAGCCATCAGAATCTCCACAAAAATAGCTGTATAGTCTTCAACAAGCGTCCAAGTGGCGTTCGATCCATTTACGGCAACATCTTTCCGCGGAGAATTGATATTTGAGGGCATACCCTGTCCTACCCATGTCGTATTTCGATTCATTACATAATACTTCCCATCCAACACATAAGGAGTAACCGTATCTGTACAAATATAGGAAGTATATAGATTGTACTCTCCGGCCGGATACGGAATACGCCCACTCTTTCCGGGAGCACCCTTCTGTGCATACTTTACACTTCTTGTTACACTCGCTATCGGCATACAATTACATTCCTTTATTTATGACACAGTTTCAATATACACGCCTACATCCGTACCAGCCTGTTCACACATCGCATAGGTCACAGTAAATTTAGCCTGATTAGTAGCTTGCCCAAGGATAAGTCCTACACTATCAATGGCGGTAAAATTAAAGTTCATCTCCATTGCCTTAGTCGTAGAGCCTCTTTTCACAACCATAGGAGTATACACCACAGTATCGCCCTCTTCAACAATCGTCTCATCAGCCGGACTTGGATTAGGAATGATATCATAAGGGTCTGAAGCATCCATTACGCCTTGTATATCCGTACCGATTTCAGTTCCCCCTTGCGAGACAACACATTTGAAGCTGGAATAGCAATCTACCATATCACCTGTAACGGTCAATGTCTGTGCCGTTTTTCCTGAGAGTAAGGACCAGACACCGCCAACCAACTTATACCACTTGTAAGTCAGATTAGAGGTAACAGAAACACCCGCCTGATAAGTCATAGCCTTGAGTATACAGCTACCGCCTTTTTCTGTGATGGTATAATACTTATTATCTCCAGCGGCAATAGTAACAAAATAAGGAGAACCGGTAGCCCGACGAATAGGTATATTGTAGATAGCCTCTACTTTATCGGTGACATTACCATATACGACTATGGCTTCTCCCTTAATGCTGCAAGGAGCCGCGCCCGCAGCCACAACCAGGTTTTTCAAGATTTTCAAGCCCCAATAATCCTGCGTCCCTGCAACATACGGCAACTTGCGGAAATGCCCTGTCTCTCCATTAAACACATTAGTGGAAACATTATTGGTGAAAGTGAGCTTTACACCGTTAAAATACCAATCACAAGAGATAGGTATGGAAATACCTTCCGCCACGCGGGACGAAGTCGCAATAAACACCAACTGCGGCTGCGTCTGGGAAAAATCGGGCGATATCGCACCGATTGCTCCCACGGACCCTTCAAATTCCTGGTAAAGGTCCCCGCTTGGAGACTGGATAATAGTAGTGTAAGTTCCCGCCTTCGGCGAAAATCTTACATTCACTTGTCGGGTTGCTATACTCATACCTCATCCTCCTTATTTATTTCCGATTTTTCCTCTTCAGACGGAGATTGCTCTGAGGAAAACAGGAACCTTTCAGGTGTAGCAACCTGCACAGGATGATCAGTACCATCCACTTCTTCTTTTGCGGCATTGGGAGTCAGCACGGCTCCACCGCAATAAGCCGCACGGGAAAATATGTCGTCTCCCGGAAAGCGCAGGATGTCAGCCTGCCATAATAGATAATTCCCGTCTGCAGTCTTGTTGCGGATGCTTGTCAATCCCATTGACGCAGCCACCTTTTCTGTTACTTTGATGTAATTAGCCATATTCTTAAAATTTAATTGTTATTTTGCTATTATTACTTTATCAGCACTTGCTAATATTGCCTTTCCGTCACTGGTTGTCAGTATCTTGTAATTACCCTTGTCTGTCATATCCACACCCAATAATCCGCTGGTCACATTATTGGCGGAAAGAGAGGGGGATTCACCGGTCCCGATAACCGTACTGTCCTTATACCAGGTCGCTTTCAACTCCTGCATGGCATTGCTGATAATGCCTTTCGCTCCTATTACCACGACTTTGGGATTTACGGTCACTGTTCCAGGAGCAATACGGTTCGGCAGATTGGTTATGTCGTAATCATAATTCGGGAGACGACGCACAATAGTAGTGGTAGCCGTAGGGTCCGCATCCGTCGGTGAGGCAGCCGGGGAACCATCAGGGGAAAAGGTAGCCTTGCAAATGTAAGTCTCCTTTTCTCCTATCGCCTCGCGATCAATGACAAGCACATTATCATTCACACTGACCACATCAAGATCAAATTCATCAGAACCGGCAAGCGTCAGGGTGCCATTTTCACGACGTTTGTACCAGAAGAATTTTCTTTTTGCAGATACACCGGTAAAATCGGTTTCACCTGCCATCAGGGTAGCTACTATGGTCTGCTGTACAGGGTCCTCCCAGGGGTTGTATAAACGGGTAGATTCACTATCAAGCGTCAATAAAGGATTGGCATTGGTAGCATTGATACATTTTATTAATTTTGACTGACGGTAAACGATGATCTGATTTGTGCGCGTATCCAGGTATTCTGCATAAAAATCCAACGTTATAGGGTGCAAGAGTGCGGCATTCTTCTTTACTTTTATCTGACCTTTATTTGAGCCTTCCTGAGTGATTTCATAACCGGTATTCGTCGTTTCAATCAGGATTCTTTTGCCATCAATGATTTCATACCACTTAAGATTGGTTAGAGAGGAATTTATATTAAATTCCTTAATAATACCATCCTTGTCAACAACATCACATTGAGGCAACAACACCAATGGCGTCAACGTATAGTCCGCCTCAAAAATACCAGTCACCGCATCATACGTTTGCAATGATGATACGGAACCAACCTCGTTAATCGCCATATGTACGCTAAGAGGTTTGTAGTTTACTTCTATTTTCTTTGTCTTCATATCACAACTTCTATTTCATCAGGGTATACATTCTTACCGTCACGCAGCAGCACGGTAGCCTTAAATTTACAGGAACCGACCTGCACAAAGTTCGTTCCAAGATCATCACGCCTGAGCACCAGCACTTTTCCCGTGTCGGCATGTTTCACTGCCCAGGCGTTATCTTCCGTAATATTACCGCTATCACGCGTCCACTCCACATCAGCATCAAGTATATGTTCAGTAACATCCCGGTTATATAGCATTCCGGTTATAGTGAGCACGTCCAGATCATCAACAAGATTGCCGTTTTCATCCATCTTGTCCAGGTCTATCCTCCAATCGTTGGCAGAAGATATATCAATAGAGAAGTTTGGGTTTCCTTCTTTCATGGCCCATCCCGTCGAACCGAATCGGGGCTCATCAAGCGTGCCGTTAATCAGACATTGCCAACGACACCCGTAATGCCATACGGTATCCGCAGACGTAGAAGATACAGAATAGGGATTATCAGAAGCAGCAACCTCGGAGCTCCAGTCTCCGCGGTCCACAAGGGAAACGACAGGAATCCCCGGATACTGAATCTGTAGGCGTTCCTGAAAGGCTATACCCCTGCAATAGACATAGCTATGCCGGTAATTTATAGGCAGGTTATCGAATAATGATAACTGTTTCAGTCTGCCGATGATAATGGCGTAATTATGCTCTTCCAGTATGGGTTTCGTTACGCCATCGAGCATGCAGATACATTTCTCACGAGTAGAAAGATACCAGTACGCCTGACGATCTTCATTGACCGGATTGCCGCGACGCGTTATTATCATCAATGGCTCCGGCGGGTAATTCTTTCCCCCTGGAACTTCACTATCCGGATACAGAACAGCAGTAATCACATTAGCGGAAGTATCCACATGCAGGACACGTAACCAGGAAGTATAATAATCTCCTCCTCCGGAGGCAAGGTTGTTTACCATGCCGTAAATGATATCATTTTCATCCAAAGCCGTGAAATCATTCTCCAAACGTTTACGGAGCGGTAAACGGTAAGTGCCATCCTCCAGAAGTTCTACGCTCTCAATCGTGCCCGATTCAGAAAAAGAATAATCACTTTCCATGGCAGAAAGCCGGTTGAATATCACTTCTTGAACAATGAGAGCAAAACGAGCTTCCAAAGTATCAGCCTGTACACGGCCATTTTTAAGTAGAATCCCTTTCCCGGCAACTAATGAGTCTATTGTTTCGCCAACTTCGGCACCTGCTAATAATTTCAGCAGGAAAGGAGTTTCGTCAGGCTTGGATTTATGAAGGAAGATTTTATTCAGTTCTTCCAAAGAACACTGTGATAACAGATTCAAAATGCCCACCAAGGTACGTCCAACACGTTCTCCCGTGTTTTCTCCCTCCTGCGTAGCATATCGTACCTGCCGGGCTAATTCTTTAAGTGTTTCAACCGTATCTGCCATATCAGTTGAATGCCTTCCTACAGTTAACAGCCTTATAGGGTTGCGACAAGTGTATTGCCGCGATCACCCCATAAAGCTGGCTATCAATATTCACCACATAATCCGCTTCTACCTCTTCAAGTGAAAAGGCAATCCATTGGCGGTTCTTCCTTTTGTCTTCAAGTACCTGGTTCAGCATCTCATCAAGAATGCGCTCGCACTTATCAAGTGCGGCCTCTATCTGTTCGTAGTCTGAAGTATCGGACACATGTTCCAATACAAAGAGCAGATAATCACGATCCTTCAGGTATGCCCCCGTAGCACCGCCATATCCGAACCCTGAGCCACGGTCCAGAATCACCGCCGGATAGTGGAGCACGCTGTCCAGTGCCGTGTGCTTCTCCCGTTCGGATGAAAGGAAATGTACCTCGTCATTCTCCTTGTGCCGGATATCGACATGGCGTTCGGCCAAATTCTCTATGTACTCTGAAAATGTCATTTCTTCTGTTTTTGAGCGTCACGTATTCTTTTATTAAGCAGGCGGAACGCCGTTGCCACTGGCATCGCCTGGTATTTCTCCATCACCGCCACATCATCACCGACAAAAGCATCAAAGATATCAAGCCAGTTGACCGATGGCGCGGTCGGTTTCTTGTTGTTCTTCTCCGGTTCCGGATCTTCGTTCAACGGAAACAGGAAAGGGAACGCCTTGGAAAGCCACCTTTTGACAAAAACATAGTTCAGGAATATAGCATACTTGACATGCCTGTCTATCTTCGCCACTTCCGACAGCCGTTTTTGCAGTATCAGCGGTTTCTGCCTGCTAAATAAGCCGTTTTTTCCACCTGCCGGTAGGACAATATATTCGTTATCCTTCAGGTACAGCATTGATATGAAAGCATCCAGTGAGGCATCCTTGCCGTCACGCGCATAGCGGTTGAAGGCGGTGTCCACATGCATGAAGTGCTCGAAACACATCCCCTTCAGGCGTTCACCCGGTGCTTTCAATCCGGACACACCGGAAAGAATAAAGCGATCCATCCGGACACGACAGTCGCTGATGAACTCTATCAGCTCACTCAGCTTATACCTGTAATAGCTGTCCGCAATGACACCGGAAGGCAGGGGATAGAACTCCTTCAGGAAGGATGATTCATCCGTCTCCTGAAGGTAAAACCGTGACACAAGCAGGAACTGCGACGGTGTCAGCTCTTCCCATTTCTGAGGCACCCGGCGTATAACCTCACGCCGGACTCCGAAGCTGCGATATGCAATACGAAGCTCTCTCATACCCAGAATGTACGTTTACGGTCATTGTCCCGGTCGAATATCCTTCGGGGATCACCGGCATAGTAATCGGCAAAATAACTGCGGGCAATCCGCAGCAATGCGGTCATATACATGTCGGCATCCGCCTTCAGGTTCTGTATCTGTACGGCTATCCGTTTCATATCGACCGGCTCTTTCTGTTCATTACCCTTTTCACCTGACCGGATTGTTGTAAAGTACAGTCCGCGGTCTGTAATGCTGCCCGTCTCCATCAACAGCCGTCTGACCGCCATTGTCCCAATATAGCGGGAACAAGCCAGACGCAAGCGTTCCACATTCTTCTGCCGCTCTTCATCTTCAGGCGGATTGACCAGCCCGTCAATCAGATGCTCATAGAGCCTGTCACCGATAGCCGGCTGAAGCAGCATTTCCTCCACAAATTTCAGATGCGGCTGCAACCGCAGGAAGATAATCCGGCTGCCGCCAATGAAACAGACATCATTCACGTCTGCAGTACTGCGGACAATGGCGGATTTCCGGTCCTGATAAGCCTGTGAAGTCGCAAATTCCGGATATTCCGCTATATGCGCATACAGGAACTCAAGCAATTCATCCAGCGCATTGAACCCCTTATTGCGGAAAGACATGCGAAGATTGTCTTCCTGGTATTTATACACCCCTTGAAAGGATTCATTGTCGGACTTCTGCCGTTGAAATCCCGCATCCGTGATCCGGACGCTGATTTCATCGAAATCATTCCAGAACGCCAAGTTCGCATTCGCACGCTGGCAAATCTCAAGCAGCCGGGCATCCAGCTTCTCCCGTTCGGTTGCCCCTTCAGCATTCGGTTCCAACACATCCGGATCCGGACCAAAATTATAAATCTCAACCACTTCGCCCGCCATCGCATCGCCCAATAACGGTACAAGGTATTGTCGGAAGGCACCCCGAAGCGGCGCCTCCATCATGTCAAACGAAATCGCGGTATTCACCTTCATCAGTGCCTTGAGTTCGGCACCCTTGTTCCATTTCTCTGCACTGAATATCATTAGCTCAACGTTTTTTTGGTACCACTACCGGTATCGAGGGTTACTAAGATGGTATTGCGGAAACGCAGCTCACATTCCGGCATACCGTTCATTTTTATGTAGAGTTCAATCGGATCCAGAATATTCTGCCGGTCAATCCAGGCATTGGCAATATTCACAAGGAACGCCTCACGGATATTGGAACCTCCCTGATTACCGGCGTATGTACCACCCGGCATACCAGCACCGAGGACATTGGGATTGACCATAAGGGCGAACAGGATCTCCGAGTTGGCGGCTGCCGATACCGGAAGATTATCGCTTCCCTGGTACTTGTTCTCCAGCGGCTTGATCTTCCATTCCTCTTCAATCCTGCCGTTCATCTCATTGACGGCATAATGTGAGAAGATCGGTTTCTCAGCATTGTCCGGCCCGCAGAGATTCTGTTCTACCGAATCCATATACTTCTGAATGGCCGCTTCGCGTTCTGTGACGGAATAGTCCTTGGAAGGGTATTTCTTCTCCCAATAAGAATACGGTATCTGTACATGCCACT